GAAGTTGATATTGCAAAAGCGATTGGTATCGCCACTTCAACCTGGTGGAAGAAAAAGAAAGAACACCCCGAAATCAAAGAAGTAATCGATGACGCTCGTTTATCAAAAGTACAAATAGCCAGAGGTAAGCTTTGGAAAATTGTGGAGAACGAGAATCACAAGCAACACCTGCAAGCAGTCATGTATTTTCTAAACAAATATGATGACGAAATCTTAAAAGACCCTGAAACACCAACTGTTCAACTGCCAACAGGCTTTACTTGGCGCATTGTTACTGCTGAAGATGTAGCAAAAGCAAATGGTGATTTCTAATGGTAACGATGCGTTTTCCAACAAATTACAAGCATGACGAAATAACTATTCAGCAATGGTTACAACGTGAAAACATCAAAAGTCGAACATTTATAACTTTTGATGAGGAAAATGGTTCATGCCATTTTGTAATTGAATTCCAGAACGATGCTGATGCCGTTCTGTTTAAATTAAGGTGGTGCGATCAATGAAACTTCCAATGCTTGATTTGGGTACGGTGTTTTGGCCAAAAGTGTTTTGCTGTTTTTCAAAAGATGAATGGGAAAAGCAAAAGAATCTGAAGAAAGAACCTTGGCCAATGTGTGACGAATACTTGGGTTTGTGCGTCACTTTTAATAATGGCCATTGCTGCATCATTGTTGATCCATCAAAACATAACGACCAGGTACTAATTTTCGATACGATTGCACATGAAGCATATCATGCTGCTGTTAGGGTGTTTGATGGTATTGGCGACAAAGAGCCTAGTGAAGAAATGACGGCTTTGATGGTTGGTCGTATATCTGGTTTTGTAATGACTGAATATTTGAAAAGAACAAAAGATGAATCTAAAGCTAACGCTTGAACAAGAAACTGAGCTTATTGCTCAATTACTACAATGTGATGATGTGTTTGAAACAATCAGAACGTACCAGCAATATGGCCAACTTGATAAAGCAACTGAGTTGTTTGCTTTAGAACACAAACTTAACATAGAACACGCAAGAAGTGATCTAGCAAAACTGATTTTTCAAATAAAAAATGACAACACTCCTGGTCTCATTATGAGGAAAGCATGATGAGTGAAATTACACTTCAAGAATATCTAAAGATGATGGCCGTTGCAAATGCAGTTTATGAACAGGAAAAACTTGAAACTCCTAACGCTTCACATGTTGAAAAGTTTAAGATGATTCGTAATCACTATCAACGAGTAAAAGCTATTCATGATGCTTGGTATAACAAAATGAGCGAAGAGGATCAATTACAACATTACTTGATGCAGGGAAGAATTAACGATGAGTGAAATGGCCCTGCTACATCATCAACTTGAATTCGTCGCCGATACTGAAACGAAGTTTGTTGGCTTGGTTGGTGGTTATGGTTGTGGAAAGACCAAAGCTCTTTGCGTAAAAGCAATTGATGTTGCATCTCGTAATGTTGGTTATGAAGGTGCCTTGTTTGAACCAACTTTCCCCCAAGTTAAGCGCGTTCTAATCCCAGAAATGAATCGTGTTCTGGAAGAACTTGGTGTGCCATATGACTATTCTAAAGGTGACTTCTATTACGACTTGCACTTTGCTCATGGTTCAACTCGCATTCACTTATTAAGTGGTGAAAATTACACTCGATTGGTTGGTATGAACTTGGCTTTCTTTGGTATTGATGAAGCTGATGTTATGCGTTTGGATGACATTGAGAACCTTTGGCAGCAATGCGTTGCTCGTATGCGTCGTGGACTGCATAGGAGAGGATTTACCACATCAACGCCTGAAGGCTTCAAGTTCCTTCACGACTTCTTCGTTACTAATGCTGGTGACGACCGTAGACTGATCCAAGGCAAGACGGCAAATAACCTATTCTTACCACCAGATTATGTTCCAAACTTGATGGAACAATATCCAGCTCATTTGATTGAGGCTTATTTGAATGGTCAGTTCGTAAACCTGAATAACGCAACAGTTTACGTGTCATTCGACCGGGTTGAAAACAACACCACGAAGACGTTCAAAGACTTCCCAAACCACATTATTCACGTTGGACAAGACTTCAACTATGGTAAAATGGCTACAACTCTTGCGGTAATTGATAAAGGCATTCCCTATTTCTTGGGTGAAATGCACGATTGTCGAGACACGAATGACGTTATTACGAAGTTGAAGAGTCGTTTCCCTAATCGTCAATTCTACGTTTATCCCGATGCAAGTGTGAATAGCCATACTGGTGTGAGTGATATCACTTTGTTTGAAAAAGCTGGTATGAAATGCTTCTTCCGTTCAAAGAACCCAGGTGTTCAGGATCGTATCAACTCAGTTAATGCGATGTTGCGTAATGGTAAAGATGAACGTCGTATGTTTGTAAACGTGAAAGATTGCCCTAGATTGGTTGAATGCCTTGAAAAACAGTCATATGTTGATGGCAAACCTGATAAGTCTAGTGGACACGATCACATGGTTGATGCAATGGGTTATTTCATATATTGGCATTTCCCATTAACTAATCAAGCCAGATCACGTATTTTTTAAATGATAACTAATAGAAGGTATCTCTCGTGCATGAGGACTCATTATGAATTATGAAGATAAACCAATCGCCTGTGGCATGACTGCCAATCAATGGGTTCAACTCCTGCATGGCGATTGCGCAAAGAAAGCAACAAAAGCCATCCATTATCTGGATGGTGAACAAGAAGAAGAAGTAGTAAAATATCTTGATTCGGAAGCCGGTGTTACAAACTGGCGCAAACGTGGTTATAAGCCACGCTATCGTAATATCACAGCTATGATTGTCAATAAGAGCTGCCGTTTGTTCACAAACACTGCTCCAACTCTTGAGGTTTACACGCCCGGCAATTCTGAACCTGATGAAGATCAAACTAACGCTCTTTATGCTGAGCTGAATAAAATTGAATGGCAAGAGTTTTTCATCAATTTGGATTCGCTGGTTCGTCTGTTAAAAACTGGTTTGGTGTTGGTACAGTACGACAATGAAGGCAAAAAGCTGGTTCTTGATTCACTGCATCGCGGTAATTGCACTGTGATTGCATTCCCAGACGGTAAAGTGGCCGGCTTGATTTACAAAGTTTCTGAAGCTGATGGTACTGGTATGTACCGTGTATTCACACCAGAAACTATTACTGATTTGATGGCTGTTTGTGTGCCAGGTTCTGGAGAGCAAATCACAGTTATTAACGAAGAAGAAAACATTTGGGGAATTGTACCAGTTGCCCAATTCTATGACACTCATCTTCCTCGTAATGGCTTCTGGATTGATGGTGGTCAAGATCTAGTAAACATGAATGAAATGGTAAACGTTCATATCACTGAGAACGAATATGCCATTCGTTACATGAAACGTGGCACTTTGTTCACCAATACAAAACTTGATGCTGGTAATCAAGATCAATTTGAGATTCAAACCAATTTGGGCAAAAGTGTAAGTTCTAGTGGTGAAAAACCAACTGCTGGTCCTGACATGGTTATTCAAGTTGATTCGATGGGTGTTGATAGTCCGTTTATTGACTACAAGACCCCAGAAATTGATTTGGCAACAGCTGACACTAGTATCAATAACTTTATTGTGGCTGTTGCTGGTGACTGGTCGGTTAATGTGAAACAAGCTGGTGAAGCAAGTGCGTCAAGTGGTTTCCAATTGATTGTTGAAGAAATTGATAATCTCGAACTACGTAAGCAGCGTCAGCGTATGTTTGAACAAGGCTTTAAGCGTTTGTTTCGTGTCATCAAGACAGTTGTAAACAAGTCAACTGGTATGGCTGTGTTCAGTGATGACGCCGAATTGTTTGTAACTTTCCCAGCCCCAGTTCTTCCGGTAAACAAGAAAGAAGAAATGGAAGTATTCAACTTGAAATTGCAATCTGGTTTGGCAAGTCGTGTCACCTACTTTATGGAATCTGAGGGTTTGACTCGTGAAGAAGCTGAATTAAAAGTTGAACAAATTGATGCTGATTTGAATAAAACCAATCAGCCAGGCGCTGAAATCTAACCATTATAAGTAGATTGGTGAAGGTGGCTGAAATAGTGCCACCTTTAAATGATATATAGATTAAACAAGCTTATTTCCGGAGGGAATACATGAGCGACCAAACTTCTGTGGATGCAGAAAAAGAACAAGTAGTAAATTCACCGGATGGTGAACAAGTTGGGACAGCAAGCAAAGAAGCTAAGACGGACGTCGAAGCACTTCAAGCTGAACTGGCCAAAAACCAAGAGTTGATCAAAAAGCTCCGTAAGTACGAAAAAGAAAACCTTGCTCGTGCTGAACAAGAAGCCAAAGCCAAAGAGGATGCTCTGAAGGAACAAGGCCGATACAAAGAGCTTTATGAAGAACTCAATGGTAAGTTGCGTAAACAAACCATCGAACAAGCTTTGGAATCAGCATTGACTGATGCAAAAGCAAAGTCGACTAAAACTGTTAAAGCACTTATCAACATTTCAGATATCGAGTTTGATGGTGACCAGATTAACACCAAGGCACTGAAAGCAAAGATTGAAGAAGTGAAAAAAGAACACTCGATTTTGTTTGAAGCTGAAGCAGCGGCACCAAGTGTGAAACGCGCTGGCGAAAACGACCCAATCGGGGGTTATGAAAAAGAACTTCGTGCTGCAAAAACCGCAAAAGAACTCAATGCAGTTCTACGCAAGTACGGAAAAATTTAATTGAAATCCATCTGAGGAATTTAAAATGCCTTTTACTCTTAACATGACCGGCACCGCCCAAGTCGATGACTCTCTGATTCTCGCCTTTGATCAAGGTTTCGCCGTGGCTGCTTCTCAGCGCCAAATCCTGGACCAGTTCGTCACTTACCGTGCTGACATTGGTGCAAAATCCATCCAGATGCCTAAGTATGGCAACCTGACCGTTTCGACCACTCCGCTGACCGAAAACGAGGCTGCTACTGCTGAAGCACTGACCGACAGCGCAATTCTGTTGACCCCTAAGGAATATGGTAAAGTTGTTACCCACACTTCCCTTGCTTCTCTGCAAACTGGTGGCAAAGTTGACCTTGCTGCTGCAAACCGTGTTGGTTCGCACATGGGTCGTACCTTGGACGCACTGGCTATTGAAGCCCTGAATGCTACCGCCAACGTTACTGTTGACGCTAGCTTCGACGGTGCAGCTCTGGATGCTCAGTACTCCCGCCTGGCTGCTAAGTCTATCGACATGCTGGATGGTGGTGCTTACGTCGCGCTGATGAGCGAAGCACAGATCGCAATTCTGCGTAACGAATCTGGTTGGGTTGATGTTGCCAAATACGGCGCAGCTGAAGCTGTTCTGAAGAACGAAGTTGGTTTCTACAAAGGCCACAAGATCATTCGCCACCAAGGCGTTGCTGCTGGTACAGTGTTCTCGTTCGGTTCTAACGCTCTGGGCAAGGCTGTCTCTATGGAACCAGAACTGCGCATCACTGGTCCATTCGACAACTTGGCTCGTTTCGTAAACGTTGGTTGGTACGGCGTGCTGACATACAGCATCATCGACACTGACGCTGTTGAAGCTATCAAAGCTGCTTAATACCTAGACGGCACTGTTCGTTATCGGTCGCCAAACTAAGAACGAACATGAAAGCTGCTTCAGGATTTAAGGAAAAAGGGGAACAAATGTTCCCTTTTTCCTTGGATGGTAAATATTAAAGTCATAAACAGGAGAAAATATGGCAAATAAACATGAAGTTGATCAGAAATCTGGTGAACGTGGTCCGTTCTATCATGATTACAAAGAAGATGACGGCACTCACGTAGTGGTAAAATCAAAAATTGACAGCAATGGTAACGTGGTTGTTATGTCTATTGAGAAGATCAATAAGACTCAAATCATGAGGAATGACTAAATGCCGATCTATCAATACAAGTGCCCAGAATGCGGTGAAGAACTAGAGAAGTTGCAGAAGCTTACAGATGCCCCACCAAGCTGCCAGAAAGGCCATGGTGCTATGCAAAAACAATTTTCGACCCCAGCCTTCACATTCAAAAATGGTAAGGGCACAAGCGGTGGCCACACAATGCGTATGCCCAATCAAGTAAAGAAATGATTAAGATTCATTCATTGTTGAGCCTTGGTCAAATCTATGAACTTATAGATTGGTGTGATACTATGTGTGTTGGGTACGTAACCATCGAAGAGAGCTTTAATGTTAAAAATGAAACTATTAATATTGAAAACTGGCGATCGTTTTTAAAGAATGTTGAGCAATCAAATATTGATAATTACGAAAATTTCAAAGTACCAGTTGTATTCACGTTTGCAGACATTAATGACGCTGTTCTTTTCAAAATGACATGGTGACTTATGGATTCTGATGATTACTTTGAACGATTGCATTTGATCTTAGCTGAACATCAAATGCGCTTAGATAAGCAACATAACTTTATTTGTGATCAACAAGATGATAATTTGAAGTTGGCTAAGTGTTTTAAGGAAATGGCAAATTTGTTTGTCAAGTATGTTGAAGATCAAGCCATTGCAATGGCCATGTTGGAGTCGAGACTGGCCGAACTCGAACACGAACAAGCTAAAACATGGTGGCCATTTGGACATAAGTAATCATGTTACTTGCTTAAACCCTGTCCACAAGTAATAACCCAAGGTTGCTTTAAACGGGCTGCTCAAAACCTTGGGTTTTCTCATGAATGGCCGAAATCATGTTTTGCCATTTGATAGATAGATGATAGTCGTGATAACACGGAGATTTTTATGCCAACTATGATTGTTGAAGACGGTTCTCAAGTACCTGGCGCAAACTCGTACTGTGATCTTGCCTTCGCTAATGAATATAATGCGTTGATTGGCAATATTGATTGGGCTGGTGACGATGCAACGCTTGAGGCGGCTTTGATGCAAGCCACCATGTCTATTGACACAAGCTATGCGAGTGAGTACGCCTCGGTAAGATTGGGTTCTGAACAAGCTCTTGAATGGCCACGTTTTGTGTTTGCTGACAAGAATTATGTTGTTCGCAAATCTGATGTCATCCCAGTTGAATTGAAACGTGCAGTTAGCCAACAAGCGTACAAGATCTTGACTGGTACAGCCCAGGTATTTCCATCAGTATCAACTGCAAGCAAAGTGAAACGCAAGAAAACAAAAGTTGATGTGATCGAAACTGAAGCAGAATACTTTGCGCCAGTTGAAGTAGAAAAATTTGAAGGCAATACTGATGTTGAATTGCTTTTGAATCCACTGCTGAAAAGCAAAAGCTCGCAAACCTTCTTGCGTCGCTAAGGAGTCATTATGGGATTCCGTAGTTCTATTTCCAATGATGTTTTTGACGCAATCAACGAACTTGGTGACTTGGCTGAGAAGGTCAATTACCAACAAATTAAACCTGGTTCATACAATATTGAAACTGGCGAGTCAAGCGATACTGTTAAGAAGTACTCACCAAAGGGTGTTTTTACTAGGGTTAATGAGAGCCATCGTGCGCTTGTTGAACCAGTAAAAGGTGATATGCTTTTAATACTGGCAACTAAAGGTCTATCATTTAGACCTGAAGTGCAAGACATCGTCATTCGTAACAAACAAAATTATGAAGTTGTTGCTATTGCGGTTGATCCGGCTGAAGCTTCATATCAATTGATTATAAGGTTGATGTGATGGCTAAAATAACTGGTGTTGATGAAGCTATGCAATGGTTAGAAGATGAAGTAGTTGTTGAAATGAACACTATGACTACTAATATTTTCTTAGATGCTCAAGCAAACACCCCAATTGGTGAAACTGGTAACTTGAAACGTTCTTGGGTATTGAACACCGCCAGTGATCCTAAGGAAGAAGCATATGTTGAGAATACTGCTCATTATGCTGGTTATGTTGAATACGGCACACACGAAATGGCACCAAGAGCAATGATGACAAATGCAATTGAAAAGGAGCTGAATAGAAAATGAGCTTCACTAATGAGAGATTGGCTATTGAAAAGCAGTTTCTTTCAAACTGGGATTCAACTACTACACCAGTAAAGCTTGACAACGTGGTTGGTCTAGTAAAAGGAAATACAAAAGTAGCCGATCAAACCAAAATATCAGAATGGTGCCATCTTAGTATAAAACCAGCTTCGGCTGATATAGCTGACATGAATGATAATCATCGTGTTCGCTACGTTGGGACCATCTTTGTAAATGTGTTCGTAAAATTAGGCTCTGGTACTGACAGAGCGAGGATCTTAGCTGATGCCGTGACTGAACTGTTGCAACTTACCGAATTTGACGGTGTAAGCACCAGAACGTCTTCCTTGACAAATGGTGGGCAAACACCTGATGACGCTTGGTATCAAATTACAGTCTCCGTTCCCTATTACCGAGATCAGATTTTCTGAACTTGAAATAAGTAATTCATTTAATCACTAAATAATCAAGCAATCCGCTTGGAGGAATAAAATCATGGCGTTTTCCGCTTCTGCTGACAGCTCACGCGCACAATTGCGTTATGTTGTCGAAACAACCCCTGGTGTGACTCCATCTACACCAACTATGAAAAACCTGCGTTTCACTGGTGAAAGCCTGAACGCAAACCGTACTACTGCTTCTTCTACTGAGATCCGTAGTGACCGCAACGTGACTGATTTGGTCACTACTGGTGTTACTGCAACTGGTGATATCAATATCGAACTGTCGTATGGTGAATTTGATGACTTCCTTGAAAGCGCTCTTCAAGGTACTTGGACAACCAATGTACTGAAGAATGGTACTGCTCGTAAGTCATTCACCATCGAGAAAGAGTTCTCTGATGTCAGCAAGTTCCAGGTCTTTACTGGCTGTGAAGTAACTCAGTTTGCACTGAACTTGAATGCTGGTGAATTCGTAAATGGTTCATTCGGTATTATGGCACGTGGTGCAACCGATGCAACAGCTACCGCTGCCACTTCTGTCACGCCTTCGTTGACTAACCCAGTTTACAACACGACTTACCACATGAGCAATCTCACCATCAATGGAGTTGCTTATACTGACGGTCTGAAGACTTTCTCGTTCTCGTTGAACAACAACGCACGTGAACAACGTCAAATCGGTTCGCCTAACTTGGCCGGTGTTGGTATGGGTCAAGCACTGTTGACTGGTTCTCTGAATGCATATTTTGCCTCGGGTACCGCGATTGTCAATGCGTACAATAACGATACACCAGTTGCAATCGAATTCACGTTGACTGCCGGTGGTCATTCTTATGACTTCCTGTTGCCAGCTGTTAAATTCTCCAGCAAGAAAGTAGTAGCTGGTGCCATCAATCAGGATGTTCAACTCGAAATGGGTTGGCAAGCAATTCTGGATGCTACTGCTGGTTGCGAAATCAAGATTACTCGCTCGTAATAAGCTTTAAGTAGTAATTGCGGAGGCTCATGGTGAAAATCATGAGCCTCCGCACCACTAAATAATCATGTTAATTCATACAGGAGAAAACATGGATTTTACAAAGAAATATGGAACCCTGAAAGGTCAAACTGTTTGGGTAGAATTTGATGATGCTAAAATTGAATTGATGCCACGTGGTTCACGCAAAGCTGGTGCTCAATTTGTTGAAATGCTTGGTCGTAAACAACTTATGGCCATGGAAACCCCAGATGCCGATGTCACTGCTGGTGAAATCCTCAAAATCAAAGCCAATCAAATTGCAAGCCACATTTCAAATTGGTCTGGAATTAGTGATGACGGTGACGAAGTTGCATTCTCACCTGAAACTGCTTCTCACTACTGCTACTTCTATTCTGACTTCCGTGAGTTCATCGAAGCTGAACTCGACAAACTTGATAAAGTTCAAGAAGACAAAGAAGCAGTATTAGAAGCCGTTAAAAAAAAGTAAGTGAATGGTTTAGCTGGGAGGTTGAGTGGAGTGATTCACAAAACGTCCCAGCGATTGCTAAAAACTATCCCCCACCAATCCTTCCAAATTACGTCAATTTATACTTACGTACTCTTCGTGATCTATCTGGTTCACGACTAAATAATCAGTACGGCGTATATGAACTTCCTCTCGAATCGATCATCTTCTACGCCAATTCTTTAGGAATTGAAGATGTTGAACATTTTGTCAATGTCATACAAGAAATTGATCGCTTGTATGTGGCAAGCACTAATCAGAAAATAAAGAAAATGGTGGATAATAATGGCTGACATTAGAACAATTAGAGTCCAAGTTGACGGCACTCAAGACATCGTTGACATTCAACGATTGCAGCAACAAGTCAACCAAACCGCTGGTGCCTATCAAAACTTGAGCAACACGCTCAGGAATTCAACCACCGCGGCAGTAAGTGAATCTGACAAATTCCTCGCGTCTCTTAAACGCCAGGCTGAACAAATTGGTAAGACTAGAGCTGAAATCCTAGAGATGAATGCAGCTCGTCTTGGCGTCTCGTCGCAAGCATCAGCATTCATTGCGAAGGTTAAGGAACAAGAAGAAGCTCTCAAAAAATTAGGCCATTCTGCAGGCGGTGTCAATTCAGAACTGTTCGTTTTGGCCCATGAGTTGTCACAAGGTAACTTCAAAGACTTTGGTGGCTCATTGATGGTATTGGCACAACAATCTGGTGGTATAACTGGTGCATTGCGCGGTGTTGGTGCTTTGATTACACCATTCACTGCTGGCTTGGCCGCAGTGGCGGCTTCTGCCGCAATATTGGCTGTCGCGTTTTACAAGGGTAATCAAGAAGCAAAAGAATTCAATAACACTTTGGCCTTGACTAATAATGTTGCTGGTTTGACTACAAGCACATTTGCAAATATGGCTGAGACTGTGGCCGGAAAAACTAACTCATCTATTGGCTCGTCGAAAGAAGTGTTAATGGATTTGGCCAAGACTGGTAAGTTTACGTCGGATCAAATGCTTGAATTGGCACCATCAATCATCAACTTTGCAAAGTTGAGTGGTGAATCTCTTGAAGATGCAGTCAAACACTTCCAGAACTTGTCACGTGAACCACTAAAAACGGCAACTGAACTTGATGCTTCGATGAACTTCTTGTCAGCTGGGCAACTTGAACAGATCAAGCGATATGAAGCAATGGGCGATAAAGCAAGCGCAGCTCGCATTGCATCTGAAGCCTTGTCTAAACATTTCAATACTACTGCATCTGAGGCACTAAAGGATCAAGTTCACTGGTACACCGAGTTGAATAACAAACTCAGTCAATACTGGAATAATCTGAAAGAAGGTATTTCAGGCAATGAACCCGATGATAAGAAACTTCGCAATTTGCAAGAACGTCGTCGTGTTCTTCAAGCTACAGTTGATAATCCTATGGCGAATGTCGACGAAATGGGCAATCCATCACCAGGGCGTATTGATGGTGAACTTGGTGTTGTTGAAGCTCAGATCGACGAATTGCAAAAGAAAATAAAAGCAAAAGGCGATAAAGCGAAAGCTGATGCAGCGCAAGCACTTGTTCAAACTCTTGGTAAAGATGCGAATGCGTTCATTTCTCCGTTCCTTGACAAAGTTGGTTTGTCGTTTAAAGACCGCATGGATAATTGGGACAAGCAAATTGAAAACTATCGTGCTGCTCTTGCAGCAAAAGGCGAAACAGACAGTCGTATGACTGCTGCTAACATTGCAAAAGCTCGCCAGTTGTATGCTGAATCTATCAAGGATCCACTTGCTGACCGCAACAACAAAAAGCTGTTCAATGATCGTATTTCAAATCTTGATGAATCCATTCAAACAGAAGATCAGCTGTTCCAAACTCGCATAGCAATGATTAGGGCAGCGCAGCAAGCTGGCTATATTACACTTGACGAATCTATCACTCGTGAACATGCTGCGAAGATGGAAGATCTGGCCGAAGACATCAAATACACCCAGAAAAAACTTGAATTGGCGCAAGCACGCATCAAGGCTGCTCCTTGGGACGAAGAAGCAACCGGTAAATTGCGTGAAGTTAACCGAGCAATGGCAAAGCTGCAATCAGATCAATTGATTGAAAATGCAAACTACAATGCAAAGTTGGCCGAACAAGCAAATCAAACAAAGGCAGTTTACAACAAATTAGCTCTGGATATTCAAAAGTCACAAGGTGATCGTACATTGCAAATAAACCGTGACTTGTCTAGAACATTCCTTACCACCAATGAGGCAGCTATTTTTGACACTATAGCTAGTGTTGATGAGAAATACAAGCAGTTGCGCGAACGCACTCAGGAAGATTTCCGTGCTCGTGGCAAGTCTGGGACACAAGCAGAAACCGATGCTCTTGCTTTGATAGAAACGGCTCGTCAAGAAGACTTGATTCGTGAACAACAGTATTTGAATGACAAACTGTTGTTACAACAGGACTGGAAAGATAGCGCAATCAAGTCATTGAAGGAATATGCAGATCAAGCCAAGAACACTGCCAGTTTGGCAAGTAATGCAATCAATGGTATTCTTGGATCACTTGAGGATAGCTTTGCAAACTTCTTTGCAACTGGTAAATTTGGCTTCAAAGATTTTGTAAACTCTATCAACCGTGAATTTGCTCGTATTGCGGCTCGTCAAGTAACCGGTTTAATTGCTCAAGGTCTTGGTAGCTTCTTACCTTCACTCTTTAGTGCTCGAGCTGATGGTGGTGAGGTTTTGGCAGGTAGTTCATACTTGGTTGGTGAGCGTGGTCCTGAATTGTTTACTTCAACTACGAACGGTATGATTATTCCAAATCATACCTTGGTTAATGCAAATTCTAGCTCTAATAAATCTAGTGGTACGATAAGCATCAATGTTGGTGGTATTTCGATTCAAGGATCAGGTAACCTCAGCATGAATGATGCGCAGAAACTGCAAGATCGAATCAAACGTACAATCATCACCGTTATTCAGGACGAACAGCGTTCTGGCGGTATTCTTTCTAATTAAGGTGACTTATGGCATACGTGGATTGGCCTACTCTTAATCGCAAAATGGACTGGGATAGTTCCATTGATCGCGAAATCAAACTTGAAACATTGGAATTTGGCGATGGCATGGTTCAGCGTTATGCACCAGGTATCAATAACGCTGTTGCTAGATTCAAAGTAGTTTACAATAATTTGAGTCAAGCTGATTTGGCAACTTTGCGTAACTTTGTTGCCGCAAATCGTTCAGGTCAAACTATCAAGATTCAAGTATTACCAGAAGATCCAAGTGGTGCGACTTATGGTTACTTTGTCATTGTTGGTTCACATATTTCTGGTGACTATGCACCAACAATGACAATTGATATGGTGGAGACATTCAGCGATGTTTAATAACGCTCAGCTTTTAAACTTTGGTAAGATGGTTGAACTGTTGACCATCTATACCGATCAAGCACCTGGTAAACCTATTGGTTGGGCTGGTGGCAATCGTCGTTTCTCAAATTCATCGTTGAGTTATAATACGTCACCGGTATGGCAGGGTAATACCTACAATGCTGCCAACTTTAATATGTCAGGGATCAATGTTCAATCTGGTGGCCAAATCCCAGAACCAACCTTAAAGCTGATGCTACCTGCACCTACAACCACCAATTTGACTGGTTTCTTACAAAACTCAGATGCTGACATTCGTGGCTGTCGAGTGGTTCGTCGTATTATGCACGAATCGCGCCTTGACGGTGGCGGGAGCCCAATAGCCACCGCCAATGATTTGATTCAGCAAGAATTCTACATTGTTCAAGTTACCGAACTGACTCGTCACCAAGTAACATTCAAATTGTCTGTGGGTTCTGGTATCGATAGCTTGAACGACAAAGTAAATCGTACGTTGTCAACCAATCAATGCAACAAGAAATATCGTGTTTGGAATATCGCGACATCAAGTTTCAATTACACATCTGTTGAAGATGGTGGCTGTGAATGGGGCCAATCTGGAGAGAATGCCAACTTTCCTTACTGCTCAACTTGGGGTACACCATATTTTGATGCTAATGACGAATCAACTTCTGATCCAGCACAAGACCGTTGCTCTTTGAGTGTTAATGGTTGCAAAAAGCGATTCCCTATTACTAACGGAGATCAACCATTCCCTATTAGTATTAACTTGAAAGGCAATTTGGGAGTTTAAAATGGCTAATATTTTCGATGATCCAACAATGGGGCCTAGTGCCTCAATGACTAAGGTAGTAAACAAAGTAGCCCAGAATGGTTCTACTGGTTTGCTTACTAAAACTTACAAGGTTGATGATGAACTGACAACCAGCTTCTATTCGGGCATTGGCCAAGAAATAGCTAACAACGACATTCCAATTGGCTTTGGTCGTGTTATGTTGACTGGTTTGGTTGTTGACAAAGGTACGCTTCGTGCTGACCTTGATCCGTCAAAGATCAAACAAGTGATTCAATTTGTCACAACTGAAGGACCAACTAAAGG